TCCACTCTTTGCACTCTTGTTGGGCATCGTTTTAGAATTCTCTAGAGATTCGATCTCGTAGAATCAAAATTGGTGCCCCCCTTAGCTCACATGCGCGGGTGTGCTAGGCCCGTCCGGGTGGCTTATTTCCCAGTGTTGCGCTGTTGACATGCCAATCACGCTAATAATCCACCGCTCGCAACTTCTCGAGCGCGGGGTGGTTCAGCATGATCGGGAATGCGGCCCGAACCCGGCTATCTTCTAGCAGGGACCGGAAGGACACACATTCAGCAGGAGTTATGTCGTATCTTCTCGACAACATCTCCATCCATGTTTTCTCCGATACGCGGCGCCCTCCTCCGTCCGTAACGCTGTACTCCGCTTGCTCAACCAGCTGGTTGCGCTCAACGGTCTTACGTTCGGGAAGGGTCTTTGCCACGGCCTCGTAATAATTTAAGAGGTCTCCGATGAACGGCTGGTTTCGCTCCACTCCTGGATGCGCAGCCACGAAGCTGCCAGCACATTCTTTGCTCGCTTCTAGCCATTCCAAAAGGGGTCGTTTGGTAATGACTGTTGGCGGTTTCGACACTTTCCCCAGTTTTAACACTCTACTGGGGAGTGGTTGATATGTGTAGCCTCCAGATTCAGCTGGCACGTACCATCCTTTCAGGAAATCAATTCCTGCGGCTGATTCGTGTTCTGTCTCTTTTGCAATCAACCCCATTTCCACAAACCCATTAGGGCCAGTTTCCATGCGGTGAAGCTGTGCCAACACATTCGTCACCCCGTTGCCGACTGTTGTCGACCCCAGACCAGTGGAAAACTGGTATGGGATCTTCCCAGATATTTTGAAATCACTCTTAGAAAACACGACCGTGAACTTTGCGTCGTATACCGACTGGAAGAGTTCACGCACAAAGTCGGGCATTCCCATTGCTGGCATCCACAAATTGGCTGCCACTCTGAGAGAACCTTCTTTTTGGGTGCTGTCATATCGTGAAAAATCGCTGGTTATCCACACAGAATTGATTCGTGTTATGGAATCGTCTCCGGCAACTACAATCAAGTTGTCGCCGTGCGTGCTGTGTTTGTCAATCAAATCGTCCCGCTCTTCGTTGCTCAACGAGGATCCATATACAATCCTTACGGGTATTTTGTTGTACGTAAACACAGTGTCGCCGTCCCAATGTTTTTGCAAGGCCTGTTTTAAGGCGTCGCAATAAGGTATGGTGGCCGCATGCGCTTCAGG